GCAATCGCAGCAGCTTGCTGCCTGCTATAGCCCTCTTTGATTAGTTTGCGAATGTTTTGAGAAATTGTAAGCTGAGATTTACCTTTTTTTAACGGCACCGTATCGACTCTGCAGCTGTTTTAAGGTTAACTCTGAGCCATCGTCACGTACCAGTTTTGCCATTGCATCACGAGCACCATGTTTACGTGCCAACATCCTGAAGTATGGTGCTTTACTGCCCAAGACTTCTTGCTGACGTGCGGTGCCTTGGTCTAGCAGCCACTGGCCGTAGTTTGTATCAGCATCTACCATCCCGCCTTTAGCTGCACGTTTGCCAGGACGCGGTGGTTCAAAGCCTAACCCTTCATAATCGATCTCAGGCACAATGGTTGACCTGCAGCCAAAATGCTGCGGCGGTTTTGGACCTTTGCCGTACTCAAATACTTTGCCATCAAGAGCACGGCAGATAGCTGATGTCCGGCTGTCTAAAGTTGCGACGTATTTGTACTTTTTGGTGATGTCTTGATTTGATTCGTAGACGCGGTTTGAAGCCTCGTTAGCGACTTGATTAACGCTAGTGCGAACAATGCTGACGACTTGATGGTTTGCCATTTTGGTTAACTCACCGCCTGACAATGCCAATTGCTTTACAGTTTTGGCTTCTTCACCAAACTCCAAGCTGCCACGAAGTCTGCGGGCAATGTCTGCGGTAGGCTCACCAGTCAACAAACCCTGCCGTACAACGCTGCTAAACCGCTCAGCTTGCGATTCTGCCAAGCCACGAAAAGCCTTCGTGACTACCTCACCATTGGGTAGCGTGATTGTTGCACCTTGCCGAGCAGTCAGGCTGAATGTTGCCGGTGCTCCAATAGCGCCAGCACCCTCGACAGCAGCAAATAGGTCATCACTAAGCGCCACCACATTGATCTGCGTTGGATCGGTCACCACAACCGATTGAGCAAACTGCGGGCTGATCTCAACGCTGCGGACGATATCTCTAGCGCCAGCAGGTAAAGCCTTGCGTAGCTGCTCCTCAACAAACTCAGACTGCAGCTCTGCTAAACCCTGCAGCTCTAGTGCTGTGATCTCGGTGCTATCGCCAGCCCAAGTTGCCAATGATTCCTTAAGCTGCGCCAAAATCGAGCGCAACCTAGCAGCTTTCACTGGGGCACGTAACTCATCAACCGTCTGCAATTGATTAACAGAATCAATGATAATATCGTTGTACTGGTTGATGATACGCCGCGCCACGCTGTTGCTATACCGATTAAGATCAATCGCATTACGGAAAATTGTTGATAGGTTTGGTGGTAACGTCATTGGGTTGCATAGATACCAAGACTTTTTGCATCGTATTGAGTTTGAATTGAAACATCGGCACCAGCTTTTAATGCCTCATTAATCACTTGCGTAAAGCCTGGCATTATATCTTTCTCTTCTTCTAGCACTACTTCCTCAACATGATCTGCTTTACCTTTGTGATACCAAGTGAGCCTAACCAATGCAAATACCTCAGGCGGCATTTCATGCTCGCAAACGTAAAGGATACGTTGCCGTTCTGGTTCATGTGGAGCAGTTGGCATGATCCAATTCAGTAGCGACCTCAGCGTAGAAACGATGCACCAGCGGAAGCTACACATCATGTTTCAGTCGCTGGTGATGGCTGATCCATGTTGATCAGTCCTCCATTCTGCGTAGCCTCTAGCTCTTCTTCAATATCAAAGTCATCACCAAGGATTTCGCCTTCAGCCAGTTGATGCAAGAGCGTTTCCTGCGTGATAGTGCCCGCGGTGTAAAGCTGCAACAGGGATTGGATTTCTTGCGGTTCAAGCCGTGAACCAAGAAAATCACGGTTAATCATGCAGCTACCAGCTTGAGACTCACCCAAGAATTGTGCGTGAAACTGCAAGCAGTTGTCGATGGCGTCTTGCATGTTTTGCGCGATCACCATCATGGTGCTATCGCCTTGGCTACGATCGATGCGCTTTGCCTCAGCGGTTTCGGCTGATAGCTTCTGGCCGAGCACAGCAGAAAGCCCAAGCTCATTAATTTGAGATGCGATCTGTTCAAGACGCTTGAACTGTGCCTCGTATGATTTGCCGTCTGGCTCGATATATTCTGCACGACCTTCAGCAGGAAAGGCCAATGCTTCACCAGGACCAGCAGATACTTCCTCAGCGGATGACGGGAAGCCAAAGAATGCCAGCATTGGCACTGCACTGATATGCAGTTGATTGTCTAGGTCGGATTGAACTTGGTATGCCTTTAGGTTGAGTTCGGCAATGTCTTCCAGTGGTGGCCTGGATTCCATCGTGTTGTAACGGTTGGAATAGGCTACAGCGAATGGGATTCTGTCAAGGCTGGTGGTACCTTCATCAACGATACGGAAGTCGCCTTTTTTATCTTTACGGTGGATCTGATACTCACCAGGCTTTAGGACACGAATCTGTTCTACCTGCTCTTCACCGTATTCACTGTCGTCTGATGGGATGATGACAGATTCAAGCAAACGGAGCTGCGTCAGTTGCGTACTGCCATCTTTGATTTCAGTGCGGAAGCCAAGGATCTCCCGTGGTGTGTAACTCACCCAATACGGGCGACCACCATCTGACGGTGCATCAACAAGAATGCCGACATGACCGTAACGGATCATCTTACGAGCGGTTTCGTAAGTCCAAGTATTTAGGTCGTTGCCTTGCAGGTCAACGTCGAACAGTTGCTCGCGGATGGTGTCGGTAACGTCGTTAAGCCTGACTGGCTTGCGGGTTAGCATCCCAGCCAGCATCCGCTCAAGTCTTGCGTAGTATGGTGGGCAAACGCTACGGGCTAAGCGGTTGTCGTAGCTATCGTCAAGCTCTCGCGGTTCTTGTGGTAAGTAACGGCGATGCTTTTTACGCATACCGTAAGTGCCGGAGATTAGATCTTCAATCAGGATCCAGTGCGGTTCTTGTGCGTACCAAGCCGTGTTTGGGTCATTGACTTTGGTGACAGCACGCTGAGCCTGCGGGCGATCATAGAAGTTATATCCGGAGTGCACAGCAAGACTGCGGTCGATGCTAACAGTTTAGGCACGCATTAAAAAAGCCCCCCGAAGAAGGCCGAAATTCAAAGGATCTGATCTTTCGTGATCTTGGCCTTGCCGTCACCATCAACCTTGATCAGTTGATGCTTGCGTGGTTCGCCGTGCTTTGGCTTAAGACGACGACCAACAGCGGTAACCTCAGGCTTCATCTTCATCAGGCTCAAAAAGGCTTTCCAGTAGCTCTGCTTTGGTGATTTCAAGCCCACCAATGATCTCGATCACCGACAGGTCTTGTTCTGCGATCAGTTGATCCAGTTTTAAAAGGAAGTCTTCCATTGTGGGGTGGTAAGGTTGACTCGCCAACGATACTACCGTCAGCCGCTGCGGGCAACCTTAGCGACGGCGCTTAGCTGCATTGGATACCGCGCGTTGCAAGGACTGGGCGACTGTCATTGTTTTGCCGCGGCGCTTTGCGCGCGCTGCAGCCGCAAGCGTGAAATCAGTGGCTTTGCGGTGCGTCTTGATTGCGTTTTGGGTTCTACGCGCAGATCCGCTAGCTGCGCGGCGGCCTGGCCTGTTTGCATCTATGCGCGCCACAATGCGGCTAGCTTTTGCCTCGCTGATTTTGCCGATAGCAGCGCGTCGGCTTGTTTTTGGTTTTGATGCTGCTTTCTTTGCTTTGGCGGCGGGCAGCGCCTTACGGCTGGTGCCGCCTTTGATCACGCCAGCTGGTTTTGACTTAGCCAAGTCAGCCATGCCGCGCGTGGTTCGCGCATCACTTTGCGCTAATCCGCGCAAGTTGTCACGAAGTGTGCCTGATACAGATCGGCGCCCCGGAGCACGCACCGTAGCCCCTTGACCCGCTGGTGCTCTTCGTGGCGCGCGCACCGGCTGGCCTGTAATCGCCTCGATTTCGCGGATTCGACGTGCATCGGCTTGCGCTAGGTTTCGCAGTGTGCTACGTAGTGTGCTGGTCATTGACCCAGGGCGCTGCGCTGCAGGCACCCTGCTGCTGCCCATCACGGTGGTTTCGGATCGCTTGGCCGTCGCCTTCAGGCGGCTGGTCGCTACCCCTGTCTTCAGCTTCTGGCTGCTCTGCGGCTTCAATCCTTTTGGTTTGCCAATCGTGCCAGCGGTTTTTGCGCCGCTAACTTTCATGGTCTGTGTTGCTCGTTTTTTGCCGCTTGCGGTCTTTAACCTTCCACCACGAGCAGTAGCGCCAGCGCCCTTAGACGCAAAACGACCTTTTGCGTCACGCACATAGCGACGACCGGAACGCCCTTTGCCGCGTGCCATGACAACAAAGCAACTACCCGCTCAATATACCCTGATTCCGGTGCCGCGGCCAGCGCCAGCCTGCAGCGCCATCGATGTGTGCCGCTGTGTGCCGCTGTGTGCCGCTGTGTGCGTGTCTATGTGGGTTACCCCCTGCCGCTGTGTTCAGGCGCCCTGTAGGGGCTCCTGGGCGGGGCAGGGGGGGGGTCACCCCTCCGGCGGGGTGACCGTGTAGCCGTGGCGCTCCAGGAGCACGATGGCCGCGGCGATGTCGCCGTCCGGCAGAGCCGGCCGTGTGGCCGGTGTGGCGAGCTCCGCGGCGAGCCCGCGGTACAGCCGGGCATCTGCCTCGGCCAGGTCGCGCAGCGTGCTGCGCAGTGTGTCTGCAATGACGCCCATGGGGTGGTGGTGCGGGACTCGTTAATGATCGCTCCTAGCCGCCCTGCTTAGCTGTGTCGTGTGACGGTTTGTCGTCCGTCCGCTCCATCACGGTGTAGCTCTTGCCGATGGTCTGCGTGATGCCAGTGGCCGCATGATCATCGACTAGATACTCCGCATCGCAGCGGACCATTTCTCCTGGTTGGCATCGCAACGTGAAGCTAAGCAAGTTGTGGGTTGACATTCCGATCGCTGCTGCGATCTGCGCGCCGAGTGTGTGGCCGGTGGCTGCTTTCATGGTGCTTTTGGCGGTTGCCACTTGTCTCTCTTACGGATGTTATCAGCGGCCCACAGCGGCTGCAGATTGGTGTAGTGGAAGCACTGACGCTGCTGTTCTGGATCGGTTAGATCAAAACTTGCGCACGGGCGGATGTGGTCCACATGCCAACCATTCCGTCCATAGTTATCCCAGCTCATGCCATCGGTGAACTGAGCTTCAAGATGCTGGCGCAGCTCGGTGATGGTGCAACCAATAATCTCGTTGGTGCGATTTGCCTTGACCCCGAATTGCTTGCGAATAGCCGTGTTAATCAATGATGCAAGGTTTGATCGCAAATGAAAGGACGGATCGGCTGCTTTGCGATTCGCTTGCCATTGCCGGCGATATGCCCTGCGCTGATCTTTTGTCCGTTGGCGATAAGCAAGCTCTCTAGCTCTAACCTCGTCGGTGCGATGTCGCACGCGCCTTGATTCAGTAGCTTTTACTTTCTCGGGATTTTTCGCTTGCCAGCGCCGACTGTATTCAGTTGATTTGCCCGGATTTGCTGCGTAAAAAGCCAAGTTATGAGCAGAAACGCATTGAATACAGCTTTTAGTGCTTACATACCTTGCGCTAATGTGTCCACGCTTGCAAGGCTTGCCGGTGAAATAATGCGTAAGCCCCTGTGCAAGGGCGTCTTTACGTGCAATGATGTTCATGTTGCCTGGTGATGCAGGTGGCCGGGTGCAGGAGGTTGCCGCCTCGCTGCACCACCACAATAGCTCAATACACGCGCACACCAGTGCCGCGTCCTGCATTTTTGTGCAGCATGGAAAAGTCACGATGTAGCCAATAGCCTAAGCAGTCATTCAAATGATCGAAGCCAGATTGCTTATCAGGCAGTTCCGTTTTTTCATCCCAGCATTGTAGTTCTAAGCATTCGATCAGCTTTTTGCACCCTTGCCAAATCTGCAGCCGGTTTTGCCCTTTACCGTTTTCAAGCAGAGCTTGTATGTTATTGACGCGATCTTTGATCGGCGGGTTGGCTTGCGGTGATTGGTTGCTGATGCCGTAACCCTCCAAGATCTGAATGTCAGTCTTGGTGGCATTGGTTGACCGATTGCCGCCACTGGCATCGGGATAGCCGTAGATCTTGTGGTCCGGGTATCGACGGCGGATCTCTTGCGCTAGTGCATCGGTATCACGCGCTCCAGTTACTTCATCTACAACAACAGCACGATCACCAATGCGGATGCCGATCACGGCATTGGTGTTGCCCACGTTAAAATCGATGCCAATTCTTAATGGTTCACGACTGATATCAGGCAGTTCGCTGTACACATGCTTGGCACGATCAAAGCGATCATAAACCTGGCCGGTGTTGAGGTTTACAAACTCACCGTCAAGATAGCTTTTAAGTAACGTTGGATCGTAGTTTGCTTGCAGACGTTCGATGAAGTCTGGCGGCAGGTGTGGGTTATCCACTGTTTTCATCTTGATCAGCTTGCGATCCTTGCGCGAAAGTGCTTCTTCACTGCCAAAGGTGTTCCACATCCAGCGGAAACCTTCTGGTGTTGATGCTGCACCAAACTGTCTAACATTCCCGCTGCGAAGGCGGCCAAGGATTTTAGGGAATGCCTTAGTGGCAATTGATGGGGTCACAGTGTCAATCTCATCTGCCAACACCCAAGCAAGGTTCAGGCCGATAATGCGTGACCAATTCTCGAAGCTACGACATAGGATTTTGGTATCACCACCTGGTAGGTGTAGGACGTATTCCGGCAGCGGTGATGCTCTGAAGCTGTACGGAATATCGTATGACTCAAGGAAGGCTTCAAAGTCTGTTTGCCAGATGTCACGGATCAGTGGGCCGGTGGGCTCCATGACTGTGCCGATGAAGCCTTGATTGGCCGCGGCCAGCGTTACGGCTTTAGCGCAAAGTGCTCTGGTTTTGCCTGCACCGTACCCAGCGGAGATACCGAGGATTTCAGTGCTGCTGTCGTTGACGAAAGCAAGCTGCCCAGGGTGAAGGTCAGCATGGATCTGCTCAAGTGTGGCAGGTAGGTCAAAGTTGGCAGTGTGGTCTAGGACGTTCACCTGAATTTCAGCGAGCCTCGCAAAGACTGGGTTAGCTGTCCTCATCGTGGATTAGCTCTTGGCCGGTCTTGGCTTGAATGCGTAAGAGGATGGTTCGCTCTTGTTCTGGGTTCAGGCCAGCTTCAGCGATGGCAGAAACTGCGGCTTCGATGCCTTCAATTCTGGCGCGTGTTGCGGCAGCGTTGTCAGAGTATTGACGACGATATGCAGGAGAGTGAGTAAGCATCCATTGAGCGGATTTGCTGTCACCATCTTGAGCACAATTGGTGATGATATTGATGAATTTATGAGCGCCAGCTGCACGTCCTTCATTGAGAGCTGTTAAAAGCAGGATTTCTTCTTTTGTAGGATCGTTGCCTTTAGCATTGCGAATCCACATACGAAGTGCGTCGTAACTTACACCAACTGCGGGCGCGATATGTTCTAACGCTGCGCCATATTCTGCCAAGCAGCGCACCTTTTCAATGACTTCTGCATTGAGCTTGTAATGGCGACGCCGAGGCTTCATAGGGCAATGATGATGTGTCTTTGTTTTTAGTATAGAGTTCTGGTGGTCGCTTCGGATTGTTTAGCTCGTGATAGAGAGCGGTGTAGTAATCGTCGAGAGTTTCTGAAATATCCGAAAAACGGATGTTTGAATGGTAGAGATCAGGATGAAGCATTGGCGAGTGTAGAGATTGCGATAGCTGCTGCGTGTTCGGCTTGTTGACGTGTTAGGCCAAAGGTGCGGTTACGAATTGCAGTAGAGACGGTGTGTAAAGCAGTGGAGCTGACGCCAGAGTTGTGGACTCTAGAGCGAATGATGCTTGAACGTGTGGTGTTGTTTTGTTTGGCAAGGTTGTCAAGAATTTGAAGGTCAGATTCAGAGAAGCGAACTTTTACTACACGCATGTTGCTGTTTCTAGTGCCGCTTGAATACGACAGAGATCGTTGTTAAATGATGCTAGCAGATCAGCTGGTAGTGGGAGCTGATCTTCATGAGCATTGTCGAGGATCGCTCGTGCTTGAGCTTTGGCGAGGTCGAGGGTATCAGAGAGAGATTGAACGACAGGCTCTTGACGGATGGTGAGCGGTTGCATGGGGTGGTTAGAAGTCGTTTGATGTGATGGTGTCATCGCGGAGGAGGTTGCGATGTCGGACGCCACGGTAACCCTTGGGGAAGGTTTTTAGGTCAACGTGCATGGTTTCTTTAAAGCCGGGCGATGGCTCGTCAAGATTTTCAAGTCTTATGAGTCCAGCATCGAGCATATGTTTCAGGGTCTGGCGAACCGAGGACAGCTCAAAGGCAGATGAATCCATCAGAAAAGATTGGCAAGGAACGGGTTGGTGCTTGGTTCGTCGTCAAAGCCACGATCAGCGGTAAACACCCGTGAAGCAGGGTGCTTAGTGGATTGGCCCTCAGAGGCGTTGTAAGGCGCCTTAGAGGATGGTGTGAACACATCACCCCAGCCTGAGGCGATAGCGCGTTCTAGAGCCTCGTGGCGTTGCTGTGCGGTCATGTTGCGTAGCTTGTTGCAGATGCGTTTCAGGACGCTGCTGGAGCGCGTGCCTTTTTTACAGGACCAGAACTCAATCAGCAACTCGGAGCAGTCCGCAAGGTCATCTGGCACGGAGCTGGTGGGCAAGGTCTTGAGTCTGTTCGGATCCTTTTTCGGCGCTTGCGCCCTTTGGGTTATGGATACTGGGTTTTCTTTTACTGGGTTTTTATTTGTAGGGCCTTTTGGGCTAGGGGTGGTATGCCCTTTTGGTACTGGGGTGTTATGACCTTTTGGGCCATGGGTCTTTTGGTCATGGGTTGTGTCGTCACGGTGCATACGCACAAAGAAAACACTGGTCCTGCCTGGTCTTGGTGTCTGCACCACCCATTCCTCAGCAATCAACCACTTGATCGATTGCTGCACATCCTTGACCTTGATGCCGGTTGATTTTGCAATGGTTGCGAGCGATGCCCAGCAGCCTTGGTCGCTGCACCAGCCGAAGCGATGCAGCCATAGATAGACGCAGATGATCTGCTTACCACCGCGTTGTGTCATCACATCCATCAGGTCGTAGGGGATGGATGCAAAGCGCGTTGTTTTGAACGCTTTAGCCATGTGCTAACCTCTAGGTGTGATTTGGTTTTTGACCAAGCGACGGTTGCAGCCGTCGCTTTTTTATTGGCCGTAGCTCAGTCTACGGAATCAAACCAAGCCTTCATCGTTTGTTCATTACGGCAGAGCAGGCTTTCTGCAGCAGTCTTAATGGCGGCTTCTTTGCCGCGGTCAATCCATGGCGGTACGCCTTTAGACCAATACGCTGCTTCTTCTGCTGCGATCTGAGCGGTGATGAGATCGTGAGACCTGCGTGTTGCTGCTAGGTCATCCCGTAGGGCTTTAAGCAGTGCTTGGTGATCCATTGTCAAAATGGGTGGCACCGAAGCTTGGCAGTGATACA